TTCAGAGTGCCCTGTTAATCAGTAATCTGCACACCCGCGCACGCTCGTTCGCTCTGCTCCTGAGGGCTGAGTGTTTCGAACTGTTCACGGGTAAGCGTATTCGGGTTGGTGTTCCCATTGCCTCCACTGGAGCCGCCGCCTGATGCGCCGGTGCCCTTGAGGATCTGGTCTTTGTAGGGATAGTGCTCAACGAGAATGCCCAACGCTTCATCGAAGCTGGCTGCTTCGCCAGGCTTGATTGCACTGAAGATTTTATTGCCTTCACGATCAAACGCCGTGACAGCGTCACCGACTAACTGGAAGTTACTGCCAAAACGGGCTTCCACGAGGTCAGCCGGGATACTCATCTTCTCGGCGATGAATTTAGAACGGGCAAAACTCCCACCGATTTTTTCCGCAGTGAGCTTTTCGCACAGGTCGTCGCGCTCTTTGACGATCGGGGCGTATTTCTCTTCTACTGCACGAACTGCTTCTGTACGCACCTTTTCGATTTCACCAGCATCCACCAGCGTTTTGTCTTCCAGGTTTTTAACGGTTTCCAGCGCCGCCAGCGCAGCGGCCGGATCAGTGATGCCGTCGAACGTCTTAAGCGCGGTCTCCGCCGTCTCCGCACGTTCGCGGTGCGACCTCGCCTCGCCATTCAGGCGCGAGATGGTCTGCAGAGTGCCCGGCGCATCGAATACGATTTCTTTGCCGTCATCCTGCATGTACACAGGTTTACCATCGTTCACGACAACATTGCCGTTCTCATCGAGTTTAAGTTTCATACAGGTCATCCAACCGGGTAAGAGCCATCCGGCTCGTGGCGCCGAGCTGCATCCGCAGCGGTCGGCAATAAAAAAGGCCCATGCGTTTGCACAGGCCTGAGAAGGTTAAACCGGGTCTGGTACCGGCTTATCTTTATTGGGTGGCGGCATGGCGCGGATACGTAGCAGTTCATCCGTCCAGCGGAGTTCGCTGTTTATCAAACCACGGCGCTGAATTTCGTTGAACAGCGTTTCATCTGACAAAGCCCGGGCTTTATGCATGCCCACCAGGAAGTCTGCTGAGGCTTCGGCGAGTGTGGTGGCACCAAAGTCGCTGAATATCGTGACGTGACCGCCGTCGTTTTCCCCGATCCATTCAGCCAGGTACTGCAGCGCCAGACGAGATGCATCGGTCAGGTCACAGACCATACGCTGCAGAGCACTGGTACCCGCCTCGTTATCTGCCAGCGTCTGCACCACGGTTCGGTGGCCGGGTTTAATCACCAGCAATTCCGCCCCTATCTGACGCATCTTCTCCTCAAGGTCGAGAATGTCAGTGCGCCCGGCTTCGATGGCTTTACCGCTGTGCTCGACATAGCGCAGGTCTGCATCGTCTTCTTCAGCCATGATGGCAGACGCAGCCCCAACAGATATCGGCCCATCGCCGAGTTTTTTACCAAACAGGACCGGCACCCGCGCCACGTGCAAAATGGTCTGCTGGTCACTGCGGGACTGCCAGTGCTCGACATTGAGCCATGCAAGCTCAGTCAGCGGCGGCCTGCCGTGCATGAAACCACGCTTATCGCCATAAACCGGGACAAAGGTGATTTTTTGCAGGCTGGTTTTACCCTCATCGTGCAGCTGCCACTCCAGAGTACCGGTTGTGGTATTGGGTTTTTCACGGTAAACACGCCAGCGGCCGGGGTTCAGCACCCTGACCTGTTCAATGTTTTTAACAACAAATTCATTGTCCGGATCGCGCTCGCTCACCGTCTCGACAAAGCGCAGCATGGTGAACGTCTCCTGACCATTGACTCGTTCGGAGTCGAAGTCCAGCAGGCTGTTGGCGGTCACCTTCACGAAGTAAGGACGCAGCCCCCGGTGACGTTCCTCAGCCAGAGAAATGCGATTATTTGAGGGCGGGTGCTCAACCAGAATGCCACACAGGCCATACGCCATCGCCTCTTCACAGATGTCAGCCAGAAACGAGTGCAGATTTGTACCCTGCAGGTCGATATCGGCGAACATTTCTCGGATGCGGGCAGGCACAACCTTCTCATCCCAGGTCACCGGGCGGGAGAAGGGTTTGCCGCTGAGCACTTCAACGGTTCGGCTGAACGCCGGAAACAGCGTGGCCGTACTCAGGCGGTTCTGATAGAACGCATCTTCTTCGTTGGGCCACCGTGGCAGATACGTTTTTCCTGCCTTACGCATTGCCGCCGTGCCACCCAGCAGTGCGCTGATCATGGGCCAGCATCCGGCCATCGACTCAATTCTGGGCGATCGCTTCCGGACGTCGTTGTTCATGATGATATTCAGTTATGCAGTGAATGGACGGACTGTTGTGCCTTTTGGCTGGAACAGCTCAGTAATGGCCCAAACCAGCGCATCGAGGCGATCCGGTGATTTTTTAGCGGTGGCAGGTACGTACTCCAGCAGCTGATTCTCCAGCTGATAAAGATTGCCACGGTGCGCCACCCGCCCCTGTTCATATAGCGCCGAGATAGGTTCAGCGCGGGCAAATTTGCCCTTACTGGCATGGACGCGAATGATGCGCCCGCGATAGCCCGCATTACGCAGCGTATCTTCCGCCATGTCACCGCCCTGATTGGTTTCGATAACGATGGCTTCAGCCCAGTGCTCCTCATAAGCCCGGATGGCACGCTTCGCCCAGCCATTGGGCGAGTATTTCCCCGAATAATCAGCATCAGCGGAGAACAGCCGGTCATTACCGCGCCCGTAGCTGCTCGCCACGACAATGCCCGTTTCGTCACTCTCTTCGCTGTTGGTGGCCTGTGGGTCGATAGCCACAACGGTACGGGACGGCTGAAGCGCAATCTCCAGCGCTCGGGCACCCGACACCATGGTTTCTGTCCACAGTGCGCCTTCAGCATTAAACCGGCGCGGACGCTGCATGTACTGCGCTTCGGCAGTGCGGCGGTGTGAAAACAGGGAAACCCGGTGCGACTCGTTATGCTTGTATGGCCACAGCCAGCCGTCAGGGAGCCCGTGGTCAATCGGTATCGCGTGAGTGTTCTCAGGGTAAAGCGCGCTGTAAGACTGACTGTTATCGATAATCACCGGCAGATTCAGGTGATGCCACTCTTCACCGCTGCCACCCCGCAGCAGATAACCGCTCAGGTCGTGATAGTGGATACGCTGCATGATGACCACGATAGGCGTGGTCTCAATGGCCAGACGGGAGCGGATAGTTTCGTTAAAGCGGGTATTTACCCCGTCGCGGATAATTTCGCTGTAGGCGTCGTCAGGCTTTACTGCGTCATCAATTATGAGCGCGCCCTGCCAGCCAGGCTCCATGTGCCCGGCACGAAAGCCGGTAACCTGTCCCGCAGCCGACGAGGCATACACCCCGCCGCCATATTCGGTCCACCACATGGCTTTACTGTCCGCATCATCGCGAAGTGCCATAGGCCACATGGCCTGATAGGCTGCTGACTTCACGATGCTGCGCGTTGTAGAGGAGTTCAGTAACGCCAGGTTGTGGGAATAGGAAAGATGCATGAAGCGCGCGCGGCGGTTCAGCGCCAGCCCCCGGCCCATCATGTTGATGGTGGCCAGTTCGGTCTTGGTGTAGCCCGGTGGAACGTTGATGATTAGTCGCTGGATGTCACCATCAATCACCCGGTCCAGCGTCTGCTGTATGACCTGATGATGTGGTGCCACAATCATTCTGCTGCCGGTGCGCTGCCTGAAGAAGTAGCGGGCGAAGTACATCCCGTCCTCTTCACACTCTATACGGCGTGCAGCGGTCTTATAGTCAGCAGTCGTCATCCTCTAACATTTCCCGGCGTGCCTGCCGGTATTCCTCGCGGGAGAGCAGCTTAACTTCAACTGGACCACCATCCTTGCCCGTCAGCGCATGCGTGGCCTGCTCTCTGAAGGCCTGCACTGCAATGTGCTTACCCAGCAATTCCAGGTTCTTCACTTTATCCGGCCACTTGATTTTTTTGAGTATGTTTTCAGTGGTGGTTTCGTCGAAGTTAGTGACGGTCGTCAGCACATCCAGGCCACTCAGTGTCGTGCGCCAGACTTTTGGCCACTCATGAACAAGTTTAAGGCCACCGTCGTCTTTCAGGATGTCGAGTACGTCCATTTCATCGATCTGAACCAACCGCTGCAGAACGTAATCTGCATTAATCTCTACCCTTTCATTTCGCGCTGATTTAAGTTCAATGATGCGCTTCGCAATATCAGGTTTAGAGAGGTTTTCAGATCCCATGCGGCTTGCTGTTTTCTGACTGTAACCAGCCCGAATGGCGGCCTGTGAGGCGTTTAAATCGATGAGGTACTCGCGACAGAACATCTCTTGTTTGTCCGTGAGTGCCATATTTAACCTTTGGGATTATTTCGCTATGAATCTTTTTATATTTCGCAAGCTGTTTGATACAGACGCTGTAAGGAATGCCTTCATTGCGTCTACTGACAGCACTGACGATTTGGGTGTTGTGCTGAGGCTTCATCTCGTTACCGAAAGTTTTCTTGAAGCTTTTATTTGTTCAGCAATCCGAAGAGAAGATTTATTCGACACCGAACCGAAGGAAGGCAGGGCATTCAAATTAAATTATTTTAAAAAGTTAGAGTTGGCAGCCAAGCTTGGTCTTCCCTTGCCTACCTTTAAGGCATTGGACAAGCTAAACCTATTAAGGAACAACCTTGCACATAAAATCCAAAATGATTTCATAGAAAATAGCGTCATTGAATCTTTGTCTTCGCATGTCAAATCAATAGGCGGAGAAGACAAGGTTTCCTTAGCTGAAGAAGCCGCTGAGTTCTTCAATGAGGATGGCAGTAAAAGAGCCACCTATCATTTAAAAGATTCTGAAACTCCAAACCGCGTCAAACTAATGATTCTGATATCGTCCCTGATACGCCGTACAACCGGGGAAACTTTAGGTTTCTATCAGCTTCACGCCTATCATCAGTTCACAATGAAATCTACTTAAGGCATTGTTCCCTAATGTACTGCTGCAAGCCGGCTATTTGCTTTCCGGCAACTTCGATTCGACGTCTGAGAGTGAAATAATTGCGTTCAAGGGCGTCATCAGATCGGGGGCTGGCAGCATCATCCACGCAGGAGGTGCCGGTGGCTTTTGCCCTGTAACGTTTGACGTTGAGCTGCAACCGGCGCTTGCCAGTAGCAACATCATCGTGCAGCTGGTCAATAGTTGCCTGAGCATCGGCTAAGTCCC